GGCGTATGGCAAGGTGCTGATTGGTTCGCACGTCATCTCGGCAGACGTGGATGTTGCTGATGAATCTGACCCGCTCAAAACAACAACAAGAACACCAGGGGCAGATACAGTCACAGTTCAAGGTAACAAGCTTGAGTTCGGCGCACGCAGAGACAACATGGCGCGTTGGAATAGCGTGCATTTTAGGAGGAATCGATCAAACACTGGTGCAGATAGATTTATTGACCCAAAAAAAGATAACGAACTAACTGCTGCTAATGATTTTCATCTTGAGTTTGGGGATGGCCCACTATTTGATCCTAACCAGTATTTTGTTTTTCTTGAAGTGAACGAGTTGTTCGAACTTGTAGGCGAAACAAAAACCGATGGATTTATTAGCTATCAGATTGAGTCAAGACGTAAAGATACTGACAATATTCATGCCAGAACAGGTGGCACAATACAAGGTCTTATAACAGAGCCCTATCGTTGGTATCACAAGTTTGACCCAAGCAAAGCACCTAACATTGATCACTACAACCTTGATATAAAAATCCTTGACGCATCAGTTGCTTCGTCAGTGAATTTTATTATCCGTCACGGATTTGTCCCTAGCATTTCTTAGTCATGGCACTTAATTCAACCTCTACCGTCCGACTAATTGACTTGTTATGCGAAGGCCCGATCGAGGGCTTTGATGATATCAATCAACAAATATTTTTAGACGAAACGCCTTTATTTACTGGCAATGATGCTAACTTCCCGACAGAGGATGTAGATGTTGACTATCGCCTCGGTGGCCGTAGACAGACGCGATTGCTCCAAGCAGGCAACGCAACAACTACGATCACAGGCGTTGCGGTTGAAGTTGGACAAAATTATTCAGAAACAGTCAACGTTAGCGATGAAGTAACTGCTAGGGATTACGGATCTGGTACTGCTATTCGACAAATTAATGATTCAGAAGTTGAATCGGTACAGCTATTATTTACAATCCCGCGTTTGTTTTCTTCTGCTGTTGAAGGTCTAGCAAAAGGGCAGCCTTTTAACGGCAGCATTCAAATTCGTGTCTTTGTTCAAGCGCAGGGTTCCGCCTACCAACTAAAATTTGACAAAACAATAACTGGCGTTGCTTTAACTGATTATCAGATTAAAACGCCTGTAATCGAGTTACCTCGTGATGCAAAAGGTGAAGGTTATCCCTGGAACATTAAAGTCGAAAAAGTAAACCTTGGAGAAAACCATTTTGAAGTTAAGTTTGCTGATTTTGAAGAAGTTCCGAAAAACAAACCGCTTGCAAATGGCCGCGCTAACCAGTTGGTCTGGTCGTCAATTATTGAGCGTCAAGAAATCCGTAGCGCCTACCCATACACTGCTTGCGTCGGCCTCAATCTGAATACCCGGCAGTTTGGCAATCTGCCGAATCGCGCTTACTTAGTCAAAGGGCGACTGGTGCAGATTCCGCACAATGCTGCGGTTCGCGATGACGGCAGCCTTGACTTGACTCAAGAGGTTGCGTTCAACGGCAGTACTCGTTTGTCGTGGACAACCTGCCCGGTTTGCATATTTGCGGACATGGTGCTGAATGATCGCTACGGCTGTGGTGATTTTGTTGACACATCAAACATCAGCTACACCGATCTCTATCCGTTAATTCAATACGCCAACCAGTTGGTTACGAACCAAGACGGCTCGTCAGAGGCGCGTTTTGCTTGCAACATTCTTATTGGTGACCGCGCAGCGGCTTACAACGTGCTGCAGGATCTGGCCTCGGTGTTCCGGGGCATGTCCTACTGGAGCAGCAACACTGTCCAGTTATCCGCTGACCACGGCAACCTTGACGGTTCTGTTGTTGACCCGGTTCATCTTTATACGAACAGCAATGTCATCGGTGGCGCTTTTAATTACACCGGTTCATCGCTTAAAACACGCAGCACCAGCATCAGGGTTAGGTATAACGACCCCGACAATTTTTATAAGCCCAACTTTGTTGTTGTTGAAGACGCGGCGCTAATTACTAAATACGGCTATCAAACCCGCGAGGTTGTGGCCTTTGGTTGCACATCACGCAATCAGGCGTATCGCCTTGGTCGCTGGATGATGGCATCGGAAGAACTAGACGGCGAGACCGTCACGTTCTCAACTGGTTTGCAAGGCGCAATCGTTTTCCCTGGTCAGGTTTTTGCTGTTGCTGATGAGATGCGGCAAGGCGCACGCATCGCTGGTCGTTGCAGTGCAGCCACAACAACAACGGTGACGGCTGATATCACCGTGACGTTGCCCGGTGGTGCAAGCCACACGCTGACGGCAACGATGCCTGACGGCACGATTGAAACCAAGACGATTAGCAGCGTTGTAGGTGCTGTTATTACGGTTTCGTCTGCATTTAGTGCAGCACCACTGGCGCAGTCAGTGTGGTCGATCCAGTCTTCAACAGTTGTTCATCAAAAGTTCCGCTGCATCTCGGTTGCTGATGGCGGTGATGGCACGTTTGCGATTGTTGGTGTTCAGCACAATGACAGCATTTACAACACGGCTGATAACGCTGATGCACTGGAGTATCAATCGGTCACGACGTTCGACAAGATTCCGACAGCTCCAAGCGGCCTAACGTTTGAGACAAAAGAAGTCCGCCGCAACAACAACGTCGTCAACGACGTATTCCTGGGCTTTACCCGTGACAATGACGGGAACATAAGCGGTTACGAAATCCGCTTCAAGGTCGGCAACGGTAATTACGAAACAGTCCGGCAAACGACAAATGAACTGAAAGTTGAAGGCGTAAAGCCTGGATCAACTGTCACGTTCCAGATTCGTTCGCTTGGCCGCGACGGAACGTTTAAGAACTCGGCATGGGTGTCTGGTTCATTTGTTGTACCGAACCAAGACATCACAACCAAAACGGCTGCGGCGCTTGTTGAGCTGCCGCCTGATCCACAGAACGTGCAGCTTGAGACACATCGCTCAAATCAAGTGATGGTCACTTGGTCTGTGCCAAAAGACGGGCTTGGTGCAACCAGCGACAGGCTGAACGCAGAAATCCGCCATAGCTCAAAAACTGACGGCTCTGGCACCTGGCCGAACAGCTCGTTGTTGACTGTCGTAAAGGCAAATACTTTTTACGCAATTTTGCCGGAGCTGTCGGGTGAATACCTTGTCCGGTTTATTGACGATCAAAACAAGAAAAGCTCTGCAGTTCGATCGGTCGTTCATACGCTGACGGATGCACAGCCGCGCTTGTTAATTCTTGAGGATCGTGAGGACAGCGATTCGCCAGAGTTCCAAGGGCAGAAAAACAACACGTTTTATTCCGAGGAATACGACGCACTGGTTATTGATGGTGATCAGACCATCGACGACATCCTTGATATTGATGCCCTAAACAGTTTTGACTTCCTCGGCACGAGAAAGTCTGAAGGCGAGTATTTCTTTGCCAATACGCTGGACTTGGGGGCACAGTTTGACATTGAGTTCAGCCGCCATTTGGTTATGCGCGGCACGTATCCGGCTGATGACATTGATGAGCGCACAGTCAATATCGACACCTGGACCGACTTCGATGGCTTAGAGGCTGACGACGTAAATGCTGAGGTTTATCTGCGAGCTTCTACTACTGGCATTACGGCAGAAAGCGAGCTAACGGAAAACGGAGACAAGTTGTTGCTTGAGGATGCCAACGACCAACAGCTAGAAAGCAACTTGGTATTTGGTGACTGGATACCGCTTAGAAACGGGCACTTTCAGGGTCGGTTGTTTCAGTTCAAGTGCGAGTTGAGCAGCGACCACGTTGACCAAACACCGTTATTGGATGAGCTTGGCTTTACGGCCAAGATGCCGTTGAGAACAGAAACCAGTGCTGTCGTGGCATCCGGCACAGCATCTGGTGGCAAGGCTGTGACGTTTACGAATGCGTTTTTCCAGGATGGCGTTTTTTACAACACGCCGCCAAGCATTGGCATCACGGCTTTCAATCTTGCGTCAGGCGATTACTATGAAGTGACTTCGATCTCTCGAACTGGATTTACAGTGAAGTTCAAGAACAGCAGCAACGCTGTAATTGATCGCAACTTCCAGTTCCAAGCGGTCGGTTACGGCTCTGAGCGTTCCTAAAAATGGCAACACACGACTACATCATCAGCAACGCATCTGGTGCTGCTGTACGTGCTGACCTTAACAACGCGCTGGCCGCAATCGTCAGCAATAACAGCAACGCAAGTAGCCCATCAACGACTTACGCGTACCAATGGTGGGCTGATACAACGACGGGTCAGTTGAAGCTGAGGAACTCGGCTAACTCGGCATGGATCACTATCTTTGAGCTTGACGGCACGATGTTGATGGAGGACGGTTCAGCCGCATCTCCTGGACTTGCCTTCGCGTCTGATCTAAATACTGGTTTCTTTAGAAGTGCAGCGGATAAGATTAACTTTGCGACTGGTGGTGTTGAGCGTTTAGAGATTGGCAGTTCTGAAGTTGTATTTAACGACGGCAGTAATGATGTTGACTTCCGCGTGGAGTCAAATGGCAACGCACACATGCTGTTTGTCGATGGTGGGAATGATCGGATTGGTATAGGCACGGCGTCGCCTGTCCGTGACTTACAACTTGGTGATAATACGTCTGCAAGTGAAATAATCTCTCTTCAGACTACAACTTCCGGCAAAGGCTCCATTTATTTTGGAGATAACACAGCAACTTCCGCTGAATTTGCAGGAATGCTGAGATACGATCACGCTGATAATTCAATGCAGTTTCGTACTTCATCGGTTGAAGCTTTGCGAATCGACAGCTCGGGCAGGCTGTTGCTGGGGACAACGACTGAAGGTGCAGCACTTGCCGATAATTTAACTGTTGCAGATAGTGGAAACAGCGGTATAACAATTCGATCTGGAGCGGCAAACTATGGTTCGCTTTACTTCTCTGATGGCGACGCAGGTGGGGCAGGTGAATATTCAGGATTTGTGGAATACAACCACAACGGTGATTATTTAGGTTTTGGAACAGGCAGCACCACTCGCCTCACAATTAACAGCTCGGGAAACGTTGGGATTGGTACGAGTAGTCCTGCAGGAAAAGTTCATGCCCAAGTCAATGATTCAGGAAACTCACCAAGTTTGCTTTATCTAGAAAATCTTGGAACAGGTAATGACACAGGCTCAACTATTTTCTTTAGAAATCGTGTTGGCACTGCGTTTACTGATTGCTCAATTCAAGGCTTAGGTACGGGAACAAACCAATCGGCATTGGTATTTTCGACTGAAAGTGGTAGTGGAGCAACCGAGCGCATGCGCCTCGATTCAAGTGGCAAACTGTTATTAAACACGTCTACTGAATTAGAGGCTAGTGAACACGCAAAAATTCAAATTGCATCTACTGGAGGTGGACATATATGCCTTGGCAGGAATTCTTCAAGTATTTCTAGTGGACATGATCTTGGTTTAATTCGTTTTTATTCAAACGATGGTGGCTCATATCAAGAAGCTGCGCGTATAGAAGGTGAAGCTGATGGAGACCATGCAAATAACGATAAAGCAGGCCGCATCGTATTTGGGACCACGGCGAGTGGTGCGTCGTTTCCTACGGAGCGGATGAGGATTACCTCTGATGGTGCCATGAAGATGGGTGATCCGGCTCAAACCGGTAATGGAGGGTTGTCTATTTTCACCTCGGACGTTGGCTCTATCCACCAGCGTGGCAGGCAGATTATGTTTGCAAAGTCTACATGTGGTGATGTACAAGAAATTTTTCAGGTTTTTAAGGGTTCAACAGGAAAACTATTAATTCGTGCTGATGGAAATCTTTATAACGCCGCTGGTGGTATTGGAGTTCTGTCTGATCTCAAACTAAAAGAAAACATTGTCAGCGCAAACTCTCAATGGGATGACATAAAAGGCATCCAAATACGCAACTTCAACTTTAAAGAAGAAACTGGGCACGATACACATACTATGCTTGGCGTTGTTGCTCAAGAAGTTGAAACTGTATCTCCTGGTCTTGTTTCTGACCAACCTGATAAAGATGAAGACGGCAACGAACTTGGCACTATAACCAAAGTCGTAAATTCCTCTGTGCTCTACATGAAAGCCGTGAAAGCCCTTCAAGAAGCAATGGAGCGCATCGAAACCCTAGAACAGCGTCTATTTGATGCTGGTATCGCCTAGCGGTATCCCGCCCCATGGCAACGTGGGGCGCTCAAGTTACACTGACCCTATTGCTCCTTTTTCATGGCTAACACCTACGTTTGGAAGATTGCAGATCTTGGACG